CTTCCTTATTAAAAGTTTTAGATTTTATGAACGAAATGCTTCTGTTTCTCTGTGAAATTGAGATGAATGGAGTAAAAATCGATCAGAAAGCCTTGGAAGAGGTGAAACAGCAGTTCTTAACCGAAAAGAATGAGCTTACAGAGCGCCTTACAGAGATAGTCGAACAGGTTATGGGCGATACTCCGATAAACCTACAGTCTGGGGCGCACATGACCAAAGTGGTCTACAGCCGCCAAGTAAAAAATAGGGATGATCATATAAGAACATTCAATATTGGTACAAATGAGGCTGGTAAGACTCTTAGACCACCTAGAATGACTGCCAAACAGTTTTCTGAGGCTGTTAGAGCAACTACTACGATAGTAGAGAAAACTCATGCGGTATGCTGCCCTGACTGTAACGGTGTTGGTTCTATCCAAAAGTTCAAAACTAAGACTAAGATCAAGCTGGGTAAGAAATATCGGGTTCAGGGAGATCCTTACAAGAATAGAACTAAATGTAAGACTTGTACTGGGGCAGGGGCTTTGTATCAGCCTACTGGAGAAACCGCTGGCTTGATGATGGTTCCAAAGTCACCGTTTTACGCCTCAGTAAATGGTTTTAAGACCGACAAAGGAACTATAAAGTCTCTGATCCTTCAAGCACAAGGCAAGGGTAAAGATATTGCGGTGGAGTTCTTAACAAAGATCTCTCGACTGAATGCTATTTCGACATACCTTGACTCGTTTGTCGCTGGCATTGAGCGCGGTACAAGAGAGAATGGCATCTTGCATCCTAACTTTAATCAGACGGTGGCGGCTACAGGAAGACTTTCTTCTGGTGGTGGTATGTCTCCCAATTTACAAAATCAGCCGAAGCGAGGCTTTCCTGTAAGAAAAGCTATTGTCAGTAGGTTCGGAAATTCGCATCTCATCCTAGAAGCCGATTACGTCGGATTAGAATTCAGAACGGCTTGCGAACTAAGTAGGGATAGTCAGGGGATAGCCGACATTCTGAACGGTAAAGATATTCACAGTCAGACTGCAAGCATCATTTATCAAAAAGAAGTCTCTGAAGTTACCAAACAGGAAAGACAAAGCAGTAAGGCATTCAGCTTTTTGCCTCTTTTTGGTGGTACTTCGTTTGGTCACCCACCGCATATAGCGGCCTACCTAGATGGCTTTTATGGTATATACGAAGGTATACACGCTTGGCATGACCAGTTAATGACCGGAACTCTCAAGAATGGGATTGTACAGACGCCATCTGGAAGGCAATATTTCTGGCCTAATGTGGTAAGAACTAGAAATAATCGGGTATCAAATAGTACCCAGATTCTCAACTATCCTGTACAAGGATTCTCAGCCGATTTAGTGCAGCTTGCTTGCATCAGAGCCTTCAGATTATTCAAGGCAGCAAAGCTTAAATCTAAGCTAATTCTAACTGTGCATGACTCAATCGTAGTAGACTGTTTTTCTGAGGAATTACAACAGGTTAAAGATATTCTGACAGAGGCTATGACGAAGGTTGGAGAAGAGGCAGAGAAACGCTTTGGATACTCGCTGGCTGTTCCTCTCGACATTGAAATCAGCGGTGGAAATAATTGGCTAGAACAAGACGAATATTGTTGACGAAAACAATAGTTAATGTTATGATGTACATCTAACCAAAAAGGAACTGTTTATGACAGATTTAATAATAAAAGAAGATGGCTTAACATTAGATGATATTTCTGCAGCCTTGGGCGCTGCGTCGAGCAATACAGAGAAGAGTCCTACTATTCCGACTCTTAAAATCAATAGTTTTGGAGAAGATGCCAACGGAGATCAAATCCCTCTAGGAGCATTCTTTCTTAACACTCAAGAAGATAGAGTTTATGCAAAAGATGGTGTAAAATTAAGAGCCTTCTCAAATCATATCCAATATCAGCATTGGGGTGATGGTAAACTGATCAACAAGTCTCTGCTTGTAAAAAACAATCGTGAAGAGGCGAGAGATCAATTAGGTGGATTAATGTGCGGAATGCCTACTTACGAGCAATCTGTACAAATGTCTGAACAAGAGCGCAAAGAATACGAAGGCCGTGATCGCTATAGGATCATTAGAGGTTTAGTTTCGTATACTGGTAAGACCGCGCAAGGCAAAGAGGTTACTATAGAAAACCAGCCTTGTATCTTATCCTTAAAGCGTAAAAATTATGGACCGTTCTACCACGATGTCCTTAACCGAATGCCCAGTGGCATGAATCTTTGGGATTTTGACAGTATCTTAAAAGCTGACAAGATGAAGTCACCTAAAGGCGCTACCTACTATGTCATGCATTTCTCCCCCCAATTTGGTTCTCCACTCCCGATGGATCAAATGACGTATGACTCGCTAGCGCATGTCACTGGGTTAATTACTGGGGAAAACAAACGCATCGAAGAGAGCTACAAGCAATCCTCTATGCAAGCCGCCGACGAAGCCATGCAAGATGAAATCATGGACGCAGTCGATACCTTGGAAGCCGACTTTCAGGCTGCGTAAATGGGTATCATAAAAGGCATGAGTAATGAGGTATATCACTCCCAGAGTGGTATATCCTCTACCACCGTAAAAACTGTTTATAAGAAAAGTCTAGCGCACTGGAAGGGTGCAAAAAGAACTCAGACCTCTGCATTTGCTTTAGGATCTGCCTATCATGCAAATTGTTTAGAGCCTGAAAGAGATTTGGTTATCAAAGGCCCAAAGACAAGAAGTTCTAAAGCTTTCAAGGAGATGGAAGACAATCTTCAGGAAGATCAGATCCTCGTTACTGAAGTGGAGTATCATGTAGCCAAACGTATGGCTGAAGGAACGATGAATGATCCAGCTTCGAGGGCTGCATTAGAACATCCAGACCGCTTGAATGAGGTTGCTGTCTTTGCAGAGTGTCCTCGAACAGGTTTAATGCTTAAAACCAAGCCGGATACAATGTCTGGCGGTACAGTATACGATCTGAAGTCTACAATTGATAGTTCACCTTCTGGCTTCGCTAGAGAGTGCCAAAAATATGCATATGATATCCAGGCAGCGTTCTATTTGTACGTTTGCTCTCTTGTTGAAGACTTAGATCCAGCGCCAGTAGAATTCGCCTTCATTAGTTGTGAAAAGTCTGCACCCTATATTTCGCATATGCATATCGTAGGGCCAGAGCTTTTAGAAAATGCAACTCAGCGAATGCATAAAACCTTGTCTATAATAGCGTCTGCACAAAAGGAAGAGGATTACGGAACTGGCTGGGGGGAGTACTCCATTCTGGAGCTTCCTAAATGGCTATAAGACCTCAGTCTGCAAAGGCTAAAGGTAGGAAATTACAACAGTGGGTGAGGGATAAACTCTATTCCTCATTCAAATCACTCACAGATGGAGACATACGCTCGACAAGTATGGGGGCTAATGGGGAAGATATATTATTCTCTCCAGCCGCTAGGAAGCTATTTCCGTATTCCGTTGAGTGTAAATCAAACAAGTCCTTCGCAATCTACAAAGTGATGGATCAGGCTACAGAGAACTGCCCAAAAGGGTCAACTCCACTAGCAATTATTAAAGCTGATAGGCAGCGGCCTCTGGCAGTTGTTGATGCAGAGCATTTTTTTAAACTAACCAAACGGAAATAACTCCATGTCTAAAAAAGCATCTACGAATGCATTTTATCTAACAATTTATCCTCGCGCTGGTGAAGATCCATTTGACGTTGAGATAGACGCAGAACTAGCTCCAGACTTTCCTGAAGAAGAAATTCAGTACTTTCAGGATGTTATGCGAGGACTAATAGCTCACCTCAATGTCGGCTTAGATATGACCCATTTTATTGGCTGCAATATGAGGATGCTTGGTGATCTAGATGATGAGCTAGGTACTGTAATCCTAGAGCCATCTCCTGAACTGTCAGAAGCTATAAAAAAAGAAGCTGCTGAGAAAATAAAATCCAACATTTTACAATTTAAAAAGAAGTTACATTAAATGAAAAAAACCAACACTGAAGAACTAATTAGACCATTTGACTATGGTGAAACTCAAGCTGCAGTTGAACGAGATATGGTCAACAGCCCAGCGCATTATAACCAATCAATAGAGTGCATCGATGCAATGAAAGCTATGGCTGATGGCTGCGATATAGACTCTCATCAGGCTTACTGTTGGCAGAACATCTTCAAGTATCTTTGGCGTTGGCCTTACAAAAATGGCGTTGAGGATTTGAAGAAATGCCGCTGGTATTTAGACAGATTAATCGCTGAGTTAGAAGCTGAAAAATGAATTGTTGGCACTGTGGATCAAAATTGATCTGGGGCGGTGACCATGATTGCGAAGAAGAATCTGATTACCTGATTGAAAGCAATCTTAGCTGCCCAACATGCCAATCCTTTGTCCTAGTATACTATCCCAAGAAAGAAACACTTAATGAACATCACGAAAGAAGACATTGACGCATTCGCAGACATGCAAGAACCACCCTCTCAAGCCGGACTACATGATATGCCCACAGATTGGGATAATCACTACCAAACGCCTCTCCAAATGGTGCGTGAGTTTGCAAAGCGCATGGAGCAACCTCTAGATCAGGAATGGTATGCAGATATCAACTTAGAGAACCTACGTTTTAGCTTTTTGCAAGAAGAGTTTGATGAGCTTGCCGAAGAAAGCAACAAGGGAACAGATCCTGAGAATATGCTCAAAGAGTTAGCTGACCTTAGTTATGTAATTAACGGTTACTGCGCTACCTACGGCTGGGATTTAGACAAAGCTGTAAGGCGAGTTCACCTATCTAATATGAGCAAATTAGGCTTAGACGGCAAGCCAATAAAAAATGCCAAGGGCAAAGTTATTAAAGGCCCAAATTATAAAAAACCCAACTTAAAAGACTTAGTGGAGTAACCATGACTAATTTTAAATCCAACTTAAATCCTATGTTCCGAAGTAAATTCTCTGAGGACATCTTTAACCATAAATACAGACATGAAGGCGCTGAGACTTGGTCTGATTTAGCAAAGACATTAGTAGATGATGTATGCGGCGATCTTCTAACTCAAGAAGAAATCGATCAGCTTACTACATACATCACAGACATGAAATTTATACCTGGGGGTCGATACCTCTATTATGCTGGCAGACCCAACAAATTCTTTAATAACTGTTATCTTCTAAAAGCCGAAGAAGACAGTAGAGAGGATTGGGCAGACCTATCTTGGAAGTCTGAGTCTTGTTTGATGACAGGTGGGGGAATAGGAGTGGACTACTCTATTTACCGTCCTTCTGGATCTCCTATTAATAAAACAGGCGGTCAGGCTAGTGGACCTATTCCAAAGATGAATATGATCAATGAAATAGGTCGTAGAGTTATGCAAGGTGGTAGCCGAAGGTCTGCTATCTACGCTTCATTAAATTGGAAGCATGGAGACATTAACGAGTTTTTAGCAGCCAAAGATTGGGCCAGCATGCCTGTTGGCTCTACTGGTAAAACTCTTTGGGATATAAAACAGGAAGACTTTAACTTTCCAGCGCCCCTAGACATGACTAACATCTCTGTGAATTATGATACTGAGTGGCTGCTTAATTATTACAAAACTGGCGAAATTGGTTCTGTATTTCTCAAGAATGTAGAACAGGCAATGCGTACTGCAGAACCTGGATTTTCATTTAACTTCTTCGATAAAGAAGATGAAACTTTAAGAAACGCTTGCACTGAGGTGACCAGTTCGACAGACAGCGACGTCTGTAACCTTGGCTCAATTAACATGGGTAGAATAGAAGACATCCATGAAATGTCAGAGGTTGTAGAGCTAGGTACTAAGTTTCTTATTTGTGGTACGCTAAAAGCTAAGTTGCCATATGATAAGGTGTATGAAACTAGAGAAAAGAACCGAAGGCTTGGTCTAGGTTTGATGGGTATGCATGAGTGGCTTATTCAGAGAGGCTCTAAGTATGAGGTGACTCCAGAACTACATGCTTGGC